TGGGTGGTGGTTCTGGTCTTGAATATGCCGCATCTACAATTGTATACCTCTCTAAGAAAAAGGATAAGCAACTTGATGACGATGATGGTCGCACTGGTGCTGTTGTCACTGCACACACAAAGAAAGCTCGCCTCACAATTGAAGACAAAAAGGTCGAGACTTGGCTAAACTATTCAGAAGGCCTAGATAAGTATTATGGTCTTCTTGGTCTTGGTGAGAAGTTTGATATCATCAAGAAAGTATCGACACGCTTTGAGTTTCCTAATGGAGATAAAGCATTCGAGTCACAGATCAAGAAGAATCCAGAAAAGTATTTTACTGAAGAGATTTTAACTTTGATTGATGAAGCATGTAAGAATGAGTTCCTTTATGGAAGGACAAATGTAGCAAGTGTGGAGACTGAGTAATGATCGGCAAAGAAGATTGGAAATTTCGTGATGATTTATATAAGCCCGATAATGGTGACACAGTACCAATTGAAGTATTGACTGGACCATATAAAAATGTTATATTTCGTTATGTGCGTATAGGTGTTAGTGAAAAAGAAAACGGAGAAGCTGTTCTTAGATTTCAATATGAACTTCTAGATGTAGGATCATATACTGAAACAACTCTAAGATCAGATCAACGTTTCACTGAACATATAGGCATCATACTTAATCATTTGTTACTTGAAATTTCGGAGACTGATGTTGCAGATAGAGAAAACGATCATCAAGAACTTGATGAAGAACGAACCGTATATGAGAAAGGTTCTGCCATTTCTCAAGGATGAGTATTTCTCTGCTGAAGAGGACAGACTTCTCTATAAAGAAATAAGGCAGTTTGTTCTCAAGTACAACAATCTGCCTACCTATGATGCTCTGATGATTGAAATTGATAGTCTTGCTGGTCTAAAAGAAGATCAAGTCAAGACTATCAACCAGACATTGAAAGAGCTTCATGAAGATTCGATTGATACAAACGTCGATTGGTTGACTGATAACACTGAAAAGTTTTGTCAAGAAAAGGCAATCTATCACGCTATCATGTCGTCTATCGAAATCATGAACAACAAGAATGGCGCTCTCACTAAGGGCGCCATTCCCCAACTTCTTTCAGATGCTCTTGGTGTATCTTTTGATCCAAACGTTGGTCATGATTATCTTGAAGAGTTTGCAGAACGCTTCGACTACTATCATAAGGTTGAAGAGCGTGTTCCATTCGATCTCGATTTCTTCAATCGCATTACAAGAGATGGTCTTCCAAAGAAAACATTGAACGTTGCTCTTGCTGGTACTGGTGTCGGCAAGTCATTATTCATGTGTCACGTAGCAGCATCTTGTTTGAGTCAAGGTAAGAATGTCTTGTATATCACTCTAGAACTTGCTGAAGAAGAAGTTGGTAAACGCATCGACGCTAATCTGATGAATACTGCCTTTGATGATTTGATGGCAATGTCGAAGAGCATGTATGATAAGAAGGCTGCGATGTTGAAGACTAAGACAAGTGGCAAACTAATCATCAAAGAATATCCTACTGCTGGTGCATCAACGATTCATTTCAAAGCATTGTTGAATGAATTGAATTTGAAGAAATCATTTCGTCCTGATATCATCTTTATTGATTATCTAAACATCTGTATGTCTGCGCGCGTGAAGCCAGGTGGTAGTGTCAACTCATATACTTACATCAAGAGTATTGCAGAAGAGATTCGTGGCCTTGCTGTCGAGCATCAAGTTCCTATTGTCACTGCAACACAGACAACACGATCTGGTTTTTCTAACTCAGATGTTGATTTGACTGATACTTCGGAATCGTTTGGTCTTCCTGCAACTGCTGACTTCATGTTTGCTTTGATCAACACAGAAGATTTGGAAGCACTCGGTCAAATCATGGTAAAACAGTTGAAGAATCGATATAACGATCCTACAACAAACAAAAGATTTGTAATAGGTATTGACAGAGCGAAGATGAAGCTCTTCGATGTTGAGCAATCTGCCCAAGTAGACATTTCGGATAGTGGACAAGATAAGCCGGTGTTTGACAAGTCTAACTCTGCGACGAGAGATAAATTCAAAAGATTGAAGGTAACATAATGATCTACGTTCTCATAGTCGTTTCATACTTTGCTGGTAACGGGGGTAATGGTCAAACTGTTACCTTTCAAGAGTTCAATAGCAAAGAAGCATGTTTATATGCATTGAAGTTCGTTGAAGAAAAGAAGCATGTTAGATATAATTCATGGGATCAGTATAAGTTGACATGTGTTCCAAAAGGAGAAGTGAAGTGAAAAATTATGCTGTAATCGTTTCGCATATCGTTGATGATTTCATCTGGAATGTGTATGAGAAGTCAACAGATCAGGTCATCGATTCATTCTATTTCAAGGACGAGGCTCTAGACCTTGCCAGATTCCTTGAGAATGGTGGTGCATTCGATGGGTTCACACCCTCTTTCGTCCTGAGGGAAATTCCTGATCCAAACGTCAACGCCAAGTTCCAGCAGCTTATGGTCTAGCTCCAGCCAGCTATGCATTCCTGACATACCAGGTATTCTGAATCCGCGCTTGTAATGGGCGCGGATTTGGTCTATGATAAGACATAATCGCTTTTGGAGCTTGACCATGAGAAACGAAAATCTGGCTATGGAAATAGGTAGGTTTGCTAAGTCTCTGACAGGACTAGAACTTTTTGACCTTGTGGACGCAGCCTATGCGCTGCTGGACAGTCAATCCATGAATCCGAACCTCGAAATGGAGCTTATGGTTAAGCTTGTGCTTGATGATCTGGGTGCGACAACCTGTCGCAGCTAAAACCGAAAATAGTGCTTGCATCCATCGCCAGACCAGCTATAATATGTATATGTTGATGAGAGACAGGAGCTTGACGATATGAGTACGCAATTCGCAAATGACACCGTAGTGAAGAACATGGACGTGGCTATCGATCTTGCATATGATCTGTTGGCTGGTGCATTCGATGAGCGCACGAAGCTTGATATGAGCAAGTCGGGTGTTCGTATGTTCAATAAGCTTCGCTATAAGCTTATTGAGTTGGTCGACCTTATGGACGACTACGAAAACATGGTCGCAGAGGAAAAGGCGGCTGCTTGACATCCATTGCCAGTGATCCTGCTGCGATTGGTCGTGCTGCTGGTGATATTGTTTCTGGCTTCAACGAAAGGGTGAAGTGATGATTAAGTATCGTATACAGGTGATGGAATCTGAGCGTGGTTGGGGTCAGGATCACTGGTCCGAGGACTATGACACGTATGAGGAAGCAGCCAATCGTATCAAAGATATCAACGCTCAGAATACGGCAAGGTCTGCCCCAGATTGGTATATGCAAGCAGAAACGAAGATCGAAACTGTTGAGGTCGAGGTTGAGAAGAAGACTAGAACGATTGTTGAAGAGTATTGGGCAAGGATCAATGACTGAATATGTTCCGACAGAAGTTGAGAAGCAGCGAAGGATTCGAATCCTTCTGAGCATTTACGCTTATGCATATGAGTTCAAGGATCGTTCTATTGTGTCTGATGCCGACTATGATCATCTAGCATTGCAGGTCGATACGTCTATCGGTACTGGTAATAAAAAGCTTGACAAGTTTTTTAAAAAAGAATATAATGCCTATACTGGTCAATGGATACACGACCATCCAGAGAAGGACAAGCTAGAGGCAATATACACACAGTATGATCTTGGCTTTCCTAATTGGCTATATCGTTCTGGTAAAATTCTATATGATATGAGGAAAAAATGAATAAGAAGATTTTTGCAATCACAGCGTTAGGTCTCACTCTTGGTGGTTGTAACGCAACTGTATACGATAGGGATTTCTATCCTCGTCCAGTAGCATCTGTATACGTACAACCTGCTCCTGTGTATATTCCGCCACGACCATATTATTCTCATCGATACACATACAATCCATATATCTATCGTCCTCATCCTGCTCCTCCTCGTCGTCCCAAATACTTTGGCCCGTATAGGTAAAAAAGGTTCTCGACAATGGAACAGATTTACGATAATATATTCGAGACTGGTACTGGTGATGCAGAAAAGGCTTTGCGCATTTTGATTGATCATGGAATGGCTGATGGCGAACTCCACAAGCAGTGGGTTATCGATCAGGCTATTCGGGCGCTTTCTGGTGCTTATTATCAAGATTTGATCACCGCTTACAATCATGGTGAAGATGGACCTGATACATATATGTGGGATGAAGGAATTGCCCCATGATTACTAGTGCATTATTCATTAAACTGTTGCTGTCATATGGCTTGTTTGGGCTTTTGATTGTCTTCATTGGAATAATCACACTCGACAACAACAAACTACAAGGAATACTTAAAAAGTGTATGCTTGTTTGGGTTGTTGGCATATTCTTTTTTGTTCTGGCTTTAATTTGGGTGGTGTGAGATGTTGAAATTAGAAATGACTGACAAGACGAAGATTGTAATCAATGCCTGCTATGGTGGGTTCGGTGTATCTCAAAAAGGTATGAAGCGTTATGCTGAGTTGATGGGATTTGAGTATAAGGCTACTGTAAAAGAGTATTATACCTCTTATGTCATCGATTCTAATGGAGATAAGATTAGCGATTCCGAAATATGTCGTACTGATCCTGTTCTTGTGCAGGTTGTCGAGGAACTCGGTGACGAGGCAAATGGAATGTGTTCTAAGCTCCGTATTGTAGAGTTGGAGAAGGGCACTCTCTATCGTATCGAGGAATACGATGGCTTTGAAGATATCGTAACTGATATCGACATTCAGTGGCGTGTCGCTTGACAAATGATTATATATAGTCTATAATACTTTTACATTACCGTGCGTAGCCGAGGGGAGCTTCTACCTCCTTACCCGTAACTGGAGCTGCAAATGTGGGTTCGATTCCTGCCGCACGGGCCATTTTATGCCCACGTAGGCCAACAGGTTAGAGTCAAGGGGCTTAAAACCCCTACAGTGTCGGTTCGAATCCGACCGTGGGTACCAAAACAAAAGGAATAGCATGTCGGAATACCCAGTAATCACCATTCTGAATGATGATGATGTTTCTCTCTTGATGTTTCATCTAAACAAAGGCAATAAGGTGGGGTTCACGATCCCGATGGAAGTCTCAAGCAAAGAATACTGGCGATTGATGGACATGATTAATGAACGGGCGCGAGAGTGCCTAAATACTGAACATTTCGCGCAAGCTGCGTAAAAGAATATACTCGGGAAGCATAAGTGGTATATGCCGGCGTCTCATAAACGTCTTACAGTGGGTTCGAGTCCCTCACCGAGTACCAAAATATGGGAGTGGGTGTTGGTACACGGGAGGCCCTTATAAAGCCTTTAGCAGTAGATGACTGTTCTTGACTAGGTTCGAATCCTAGCACTCCTACCACTTGACAAGAGACTTTAAACCAGCTATAATACTTATCTTGAATGAAACGGAGATATGGAATGTATAGAGTGTCTTATGACTGCAAAGATAAGAATGGGTTTCTTGAGACTAAGACAGTTGACTTCAAGGAATTTAAGAATGCATGTTCTTTGATTCGTGATCTTGCCAAACGATATACGATTGTAGGCAAACCTGTTTTAGAAAGAATTTAAAAATATTTTTGTCACTCTTGAAAAAACGAAAAAAAGTGTTATAAATAAAAATATGAAGAATACAGAAATTAAACGACCAGAAACGATCTCGGAAACAAGCTATCAGCCACTCAACTGGTTTGATCGTACATGGGTTCTTGTGATGTAGGCTTTCCAGCTTACATATCGAAACAAGAACCCAGACCAAGTGTCTGGGTTTTTTATTATCTGCTGCTGTTTGACAATTGAAATTATAGTTTAGAGTGGATGTCTCTTTCATCCCTCTATTCATGGAAGTATCACTCGATGACTCGCGATAATCGAGGTTGTTCGTCTAGTCGGATAGGACTCCATCGCGTTGGAACATAGGTTCGAATCCTATACAACAGATACTTCTTTGAATAGAGTTTATGCACATGTCGGTTTCTGGTGAGACCACCTGTCTGTCGAACAGGTTAAGGCGAGTTCGATCCTCGTCATGTGCGCCATTATTGCCCAATTGGCGGAATTGGTAGACGCGCTAGTCTTAGGAACTAGTTCTTCGGAGTGGGGGTTCGAGTCCCTCATTGGGCACCAAAATAAATGCTCGCTTAGTGTTGTTGGTCAGCACGCCAGTCTGTGGCTCTGGAAGACTTGGTTCGAATCCAAGAGTGGGTACCATATAAAGTTTTGCCGAGATCGCCTGAG